CAAAAGTAAAACCATATCGAAAGGTTAAGTGATGGCTGAAAAATGGATACAAAAAGCAATTAAAAAGCCTGGTTCTTTAAAAAAATCCTTAGGCGTTGCTGCCGATAAAAAGATTCCAGCAAGCAAACTAGCTGCAGCTGCAAAGAAACCCGGCAAGATGGGTAAGCGGGCTAGGCTTGCGGAAACCTTGAAAGGTTTAAAAAAGTGAACGATTTCATGCAAGTTCAGATTGATGCGTCTGAACGGTTATACAAAATGATGGTGGAAGATCACAAAGAACGTGTTAGAGATATGGCAATATGGGCGGATACAAGCGTTGGCCTAATGAAAAAGTTAGATGAGCGTGACGCAGAAATAATTAAATTGCGTGAAGAAATATCAATACTAAAAGCGAATAAATAATGGCTGTTACATCCGGACAAACTAGCTTTAACCTAGACCTCTCTGAGCTTATTGAAGAAGCCTTTGAGCGTTGTGGCTCGCAGTTACGTTCTGGATATGATATGCGCACTGCCCGTAGATCTATTAACTTAATGACTATTGAGTGGGCTAACCGTGGTATCAACCTTTGGACTATTGAAGAGTGCGCAATTCCTTTAGTTACAAACCAAGGCGTTTATCCTGTACCTGCTGATACAATTGATATTTTAGACTTAGTCACAAGGACAAGTAATGGTAGTACATCTAACCAAACTGACATTAATCTGTCTCGTATATCTGAGTCTACTTACTCTACTATTCCTAATAAACTAACTACTGGGCGCCCAATTCAGGTATGGTTTAGCCGTCAAACTGCCCAGACTAACGGAGTAGCAACTACTACTGTTGCTACGGGTACAACTACCCCATCAGTGTCGGTTACAGATACAACTATTAATCTAACTAGCGTAGTCGGTTTAGGTTCTACTGGATTTGTAAAAATTGACAACGAAACTATTGGATACACCAATATTGATGCATCTACTAACCAGCTATTAAATTGCTGGCGTGGTCAAAACGGTACTACTGCAACAACTCATTCTGCTGGGGCTTCTGTGTATATTCAGAACTTGCCTTGTGTAAATGTCTGGCCTACTCCAGATGCTGGTGGCGGACCATATACTTTGGTGTACTGGCGTATGCGCAGGCTACAAGATGCTGGGGATGGTGTAAATATTCAAGACATCCCATTCCGGTTTATTAACTGTTTTGTAGCGGGATTATCGTATATGTTAAGCGTTAAGTTGCCTAATATAGATGCACAGCGAGTTTTGGGATTAAAACAAGACTACGAAGAACAATTTACTTTAGCGGCACAAGAAGATAGAGAGACAGCCCCAATTAGATTTGTACCAAGAAACCTGTTCTACGCAAGGTAAGCTATGCCGTCAAAATATAGTTCTGGTAAGCACTCGATTGCGGAATGTGACCGTTGTGGGCAAAGATATAAACTAGTACAGCTTAAAAAACTGACTATTAAGACCAAGCAGGTCAGCATTAAAGTATGTCCTGAGTGTTGGGAACCAGATCAACCTCAGTTACAATTAGGTATGTACCCGGTCAATGACCCACAAGCAGTACGGGAACCAAGGCCAGATACAAGTTATTATGCGTCAGGGCAAACGGGCTTACAGACTCAATACGGCAATGGAGTAGGTATAGATCAAAACGGATACCAAGCTGAAGGTAGTAGGGTATATCAGTGGGGTTGGAATCCTGTTGGCGGGGCAAGTAGTTTTGACACAGTTTTAACACCAAATTACTTGATTGCAGTAGGGCAAGTGGGTACAGTAACATTAACAGTTAATTAGGAGTAAGTTATGACATTTAAATCAGGCGCTAATGGTATCGAATCCAAAGGCAAAACAAAAGGCAAGAACTTAGGTGATTCAGGCCCTACAGCTAAAGTTGACAACGGTGGAAAGAAATCCGCTGGTGTAACGTCTATGAAGATGAAACAAGTAGGGCGCAATATGGCTCGTGCTATGAATCAAAAGTCTTCGGGCAGAGGTCGTTAATCATGGCTAAATTTTCTATGAAACAAGGCGGCAAAGAAGTAGGCTCCGCTGCCGTATATGCTGCACCGCACACTATGGATGGAAAAGCTATGAACGCTAAAGATTCTATTGGGTATAAAATAGACCCTAATTCAATGAGTGCGGTTGAATCAACTCCCGGCGGTATGCCAGCTCGTCGAGTAAGCATGGGCAATCCTGATTCAAAACAGGTAAACAAAAACGGTGAAATGAAACAACGTGGGTCTGGCTGCGCAACTAAAGGCTTTACATCTCGTGGGCCAATGGGCTAGTAGGGTAAACCCGAATGAACTACGTACAACTGTACCAAGCAATACAGGACTATTCTGAGAATACGGAATCCCTATTTGTAGGGAACATAGCTCGGTTTGTCCAAGAGGCAGAAGACCGCATCTATAACTCGGTCCAAATTCCATCGTTGCGTAAAAACGTGACAGGTACACTTACGGCTAGTAATAAGTATTTATCTTGCCCTGACGACTATTTGTCTACTTATTCAATGGCGGTTATTGATACAGACGGCTCATACAAATACCTACTTAACAAAGATGTTAACTTCATTCGTGAAGCCTATCCAGTACCAACATCTACGGGGCTACCTAAGTATTATGCTTTGTTTGGTTCTCAGTACAGCAATCCAAATGAGTTATCTTTTATTTTAGGTCCAACTCCAGATAGTTCCTATACTACCGAACTACATTATTTTTACTATCCAGTCTCTATTGTTCAAGGTGCTATTCTTAATATTGGCACTATTACTGGCGGTTCTTTATACACCAACGGCAATTACAGCAATGTGCCTTTAACGGGTGGTTCTGGGTCTGGCGCTACTGCAAACATAACTGTTTCTGGGCAAACGGTAACTTCTGTAACTATTAAAAATAACGGCAACTTCTATGTTGCTGGAGATGTATTGTCATGCTCTAATACTTATGTTGGTGGTTCTGGCTCTGGTTTAATCATACCTGTAAGCTCTGTTAATAACACTGCAGGCACAAGCTGGCTTGGTGATAATTATGATCCAGTCTTATTCTATGGCGCTATGCGTGAAGCTATGCTCTTTATGAAGGGTGAGCAAGACTTGGTTAAATATTACGAAGACAAATACACCGAAGCATTAGCCCAGTTGAACCGCCTTGGATCTGGTCTAGAGCGTGGCGATGCCTACAGGGACGGACAATACCGTATTGGACAGGTTAAACCATGACAATTGCTCAAGGTCAATGCACGATATTCAAAAAGAACTGTTTAACCGCTTTAGAAAACTTTGCGGTTGGAACCCCATATACTTACAAAATTGCCCTATATACCGCTAATGCGGTTTTGAATCAATCAACCCTAATCTACACAACTGTAGGTGAAGTGGTAGGTACAGGGTATACGGCGGGTGGAAAAACTCTTACTGTTATACCTCCCCAGACGGATGACTATACTGCCTATTTGTCTTTTAATACAGTAACTTGGAATCCGGCTTCCTTTACGGTTAGGGGTGCTTTAATCTATAATAGTACGACTAATGCGGCAGTGGCAGTACTGGATTTTGGTGCGGACAAAACACCTACAACAAGTTTTACAATAACGTTTCCTACGAATAACGCTGCTAACGCTATTATTCGTTTTTCCAATTAAGGAGTTTTTATGCACAAAGAAACCGGAAGCTGTGGCGATTACGCTGTAGCAACATTACAAGCAAATGCCAGTATCCCTGAAGGTATGGGTGTAGAAGGCTATTACCATGTTGAGTGCCGTGATGCACAAGGCAATTTAAAGTGGACTGAAAAGTTTCCTAATTTAGTCGTAGCGGCTGGTAAACAGTTATTACTTGATACTTTGCTCCGTACATCTGGCACATACACTACAGTTGGACCTTTCTTAGGTTTGACTAAAGTTAGCTTGACTCCAGCAGCTACAGACACAATGACTACTTTGGTTACTACTAATGCTGGTGAGTTTACTAACTACACAGTTGGTGGTTCTGCAGTTCGTGGTACAGCGGTATTTGCGGCGTCTACTTCATCAGGATCTACACCATCTAACGTAACTACTTCATCTGCTACTGCAATTACTTACACCATTACTGGTGCAGGCGGTACGGTATATGGTTGTTTCTTGGTTACAGGTTCTGGTGCAGTAAGTACACAAAGCTCTACAGCAGGTACCTTGTACTCTGAAGGCAACTTTACTACAGCCAAAGCTACAACTGCTGGTGACACTGTTTCGGTAACGTACTCAACAACTGCTACTAGCTAAGGAGTCCTAAATGGCTCTGGCGCTGTATGATCGTGTCCAACAGACTGGTACTGCTAATACAACCGTAAGTTTTACATTAAGCGGAAGTGTTACAGGGTATCAGTCTTTCTCCGTTGTTGGTAACGGCAATACTACTTATTATGGAGCTACAGATACTTCGGGTAATTGGGAAGTAGGTATTGGCACGTATTCAACTACAGGCCCAACTTTAACCCGTACAACCATTCTGTCTTCTAGCAACTCAGGTTCTGCAGTTACGTTTAGCGGCACAGTTACTGTATTTGTTACATATCCTTCTGGAAAATCTGTAAACCTTGATGGTTCTGGAAACGTTAGTGCTTTAGGAACTGTTGCCTCTGGTACTTGGAACGGCTCAACAATTCCTGTAGCTTATGGTGGTACAGGTGTTACTTCTTCATCCGGCGCTAGTTCTGTTGTTTTAAGAGACGCTAGCCAGAACATTAACTTTAACAATTATGTGGCTGGGTATGCTGCAACAACAGCAGCTGCTGGTACAACGGTTTTAACTGTAGCCTCGGCAAGAAATCAAATATTGATTGGTTCTACTACACAGACTTTTCAATTACCAAATGCTACAACGTTGGCACTTGGACAAAGTTTTCTTTTTCTTAACAATTCTTCTGGCGTTTTAACAGTTAAAGATAATGCGTCAACCACAATTGATACTATTCCGTCTGGAGCTGTTGTTCAGATAGGAGCAACAAGTATTTCAACTTCTGCGGGTTCTTGGAGCGCTTATTCTTTTTTACCCGGCTCATACGATTTTAATAACACCACTGCAACTTTTAATAATGCTGCTATTTCTAGTGCGGTTTGGAACGGTACAACAATTGCTTCTGGTTATGGCGGTACAGGGTTAACTACATTTACTGCGGCTAATAACGCTTTATATTCAACATCTGCATCTGCTTTAGCTGCCGGCACTCTACCTGTTGCAGCGGGTGGTACAGGGGTTACATCTTCTACAGGTACGGGTAGCACCGTTTTAAGTACTTCACCAACTTTAGTAACACCCTTATTGGGTACACCGACTTCTGGAGTTTTAACTAGCTGTACTGGTTTGCCTTTAACAACCGGCGTTACTGGAACTTTGGCAGTTGGTAATGGTGGTACTGGAGCAACTACATTTACAGCAAATGGCGTTCTTTACGGAAATGGTACGTCCGCTGTAGGCGTAACCGCTGCCGGTACTACAGGACAGGTTTTAACTGCAACTACAAGCGGTGCTCCTACTTGGGCTGCAGCTGCTGGTGCAACTATTACAGGCACTACAACTGCTGGTACTTATTACGTTGTTGGCACAACTTCAACTTCTGGGTCGTTAACCACAGCTTCTATTTCTAACACCAACGCCGTTTCTTATAACGCTAATACCGGCGCTTTAACAGCCGTATCTGTAGTTTCTTCTTCTGATGAGCGTTTAAAAGATAATTGGGTTGATTTACCTGTAGATTTTGTATCCTGCCTTGCGGATGTTAAACACGGCACTTTTGAACGTATTAGTAGTGGCAATCGTGAAGTTGGTGTAACAGCACAATCATTAAAAGAAGTTATTCCAGAAGCTGTTATTGAAAGTGAAAATGGAATGTTGGGCGTTAATTATGGCGGCGCAGCATTAGTAGCGGCTATTGAATTAGCCAAAGAAGTAAAAGCTTTAAGGGCTGAAATAGCGGCATTAAAGGCTAAATAATGTTT